TCCTTAAGGTGTACACCTACAATCCTTACTCTATATCTACCAGAGTTCTTTGGATCTTCACCCTGTTCGGACTCTACCTGTCCAACCCACCAGTTAAAGCCGTCGGATCCAATCTTATGTATAGGAAAGAGAGAAGATAGTGCTGGATCCATATCAAGACTTTACATTACTAGAATATTCTTTCATGCCTGAGGTGTCTCTAATTAATTCAAGCATCGTGATAGCTTCGCTCTTATTTATATCTACATTGTGACCTAATTTAGATATCAAATACAATCCACTGTTCTCTTCATCATATGGTTGATCCTTTCTAAGATCACCAGCTGCCATGTTGGGGAGCATGACTTTAAGTTTATCACCTACCTTTAGTTCTAAATTAACTGGAATTTGGATGTTAAGAACTTGATTCTCAATGCTTTGATAGCGAGAGAATGCTTGTGCCATGTAGAACTTTTGATAATCGGGGAAAGGATTGTTTCCACTGCCACCATCTCTATCTTCATTAGATCCAGATTCTTGATCACTAAACCATGTCTCGTGATCAATAATAGTTGAAACAATTCTAGTTGGTCTCTGTGATAAATCTTTCTGGAACTTTCCTAGACTTGTTTGACTTCCTAGGTGTGCTTGGTTAGCAAAAGAGTCTGCCATGTTATAGGTGTACTCTTCATAAGATCCTGTGGAATAATTGTAGAAGCATAGGTATGTAGAAAACACACCACTTCTCATCTGATCAAAAAGATCAATCTCTCCTTTAAAAGAATACTCGGTGATGATAGTTCTATTCTCAGCTGCCATCTGATCCTTTACTGGTTTGACCGTGTAAGTTTCTACTGGTGCTTGTCCACCAAAAGAATCTGTTCCATCCGAGAAGTAATAATCTACAGATTTAAAATGAAATCCATCATAGTTTTCGAAGAAAAAGTATCCCGCTGATCCAGATGCTTTCTTGGTATCCTTTGGCAAGGAACTCTTTCCTTTGGTTTTATTGCTCTCTGTGTTACTAGTAGACTCACTGGAAGGAACAGATGATGTCTTGGGTACAGATTTAGGAGCAAGCTGTTGGATAATAGTGTGTGCTTTCTTACCATTAGGAAAGAACTTTACTTGATACTTACTATCCTCTACAAATATTGCTTTGTCTGTCTCTAGATACTCCTTAAGAATCTTGGTAACAATATCATTTGGATATCCACTGAGGGGTTCATTGATTCTAACACCCTCATTGTACATTGCTTCCTTTGATATCAAACTGAGTTGATAGGCTTGAGTCTTGTCGGTAAATTTCCTTCCCGAAATCTTATAGACAAAGAACTCATACGTGTACTTTTCTTCAAGAGTATCTTCAAAGACAATCTTTACTTCTTCTCCACCTTGAATAGGGAGAGTACCATAAAGGTTCTTTCCTGAGTCCATGATCCATGCTTCAGCATGTAAGAATGGTTTATCAATATCTTCGAAGTAAGCAAAGTAAGGCATGGCAAACTTAATAGACTCCGAGACTCCATCTACACTAGTGATGGTAGCTTCTAGAACGTTACAGTATTTTACTCCTTTAATTTGATTTGCCATTATGTAAAGTTACCTCTTGTTGTTGTTTGATATGTTTGCTGGAATACAGGAGATGTTAATAAACCTCCACCTGTATTACCTCCAATAGTATATTGACTGCTTGGAGTATTGCTGGCATTAATTGTTTGGTATACAGCAGGTAACATTATAAATTGTGGTTGACCCATCGATGGAGACATTGATGTTGGTACACCCAATGGTTGTGTATTAGATGTTAGTAGCGTTTGTCCTTGTGGTGTGTTAACTCGTGGATTATTAGGGCTAGTAGTGTTGCCGCCATACTGAATGCCTCCATTTAATACAAATTGTGATGGGTCACCATATGTACGAAACGAAGCAGTGGATTTATTATATCCATCAGCATGATCAATGTGTACATGAGGACCAGTCGAAAGACCTGTGCTACCTGCTAATCCAATGACATCTCCTGCTTTTACTTTCTGTCCATTGGTGACTTTAAGAGTGTTAAAGTGTGCTAGTTTGATGTATCCGCCAGCATCTAATTTAATGACAGCAAAGTTTCCGTATCCACCGTTGTCTTTCTTCGGTGAATGATCGTTAGCATCTCCCATTACTGCAGCATCAACAACAGTTCCTGGATATCCAATAGAAATCTTTTCGTTTTCAGGTACACCAATGTCTAGTCCAGTGTGACCACCAGGATTTCTACCAGATCCTAGATTATCTCTAACACCAAGTCCTCTACCAAACATTGATCTAGTAAACTTCTTGCTGTTACCCACTGTCTCGGCAGCTGCCATTGCTGGTGGTCTGTATCTTGGTTGTGTAGTTGGTTGTGGTGCGGCAGCAGCAGGTCTGCCAAACAATCCACCGAACATACCCCTAAGACCATCTGATATCCTGCCTAGTATTCCTTTCTTCTTCCCTTTTTTTCCTGAAAGAGCTTTACCATCAACATGAGTTATACCTTTTCCACCGACAGCATTACCTTCAGCACCTTCAGCTGCTGTAGGATCAGAACCAGCAGTGACATTGAGTATTGTCTCTGGCAATCCAAAAGCTTTAGCAATTGGTTTGAATGTATTGAGAATAGGAGCAGCAAATGGTCCAGCAATACCCTGTAATACTTGATTGATAATAGAGAAAGTCAAAGCACCACCCGCCATCGGGATTGCTTGTACTAATTTCGCTACTAGTTCTGGTTTCTGTTCCTCACTTACAGGAGCAGTTGTCTTTGATTTGTCCTTTGCCTTGCCTAATAGATCTGATACTCCGTTGTTTCTATTGAGAGGGTAGACTCCTTTGTCCTCATCTAATCTTCCCTTTGTGGGGTTAGTGTAGAGACCGGACTGAATGGTAGGCTCGGGTCTGGTGCCCTCACTCATCATCTTCCTACCAAAACCACCTAAGGCAGGCAACAGGCTCCTACCTGCTCCTACAAGTCTTGACCCAAGTCCTCCTTTCCCTGGTGGTCTTGGTGCCTTCGGTTTGGGTGTCTTCGGAGCGTCTGGTGTTTTTGGTTTTTTATTTCTTCTTAGTTTATCACCGAGAGCATCAGCACCAAGCTCGCTTGCTATCTCTCCTATTGCATCTGTTAATCCACTGACTAATCCACCTAGGAGTCCACCGCCACCACCTTCATCATCGTCATCATCCTCTGCTTTCCTGTTTGGATTATCTTCAGGATCTGCAGCTTTAGATTCAATGTCTGCTTCATTCCTAGCAGCTTCAGCATCATTCTGTGCTTGTTTAAATAGATCTCCCTGTTCTACCTCTACTTCTACTTGATCCTTTGCTATGTCTATTTCACGTTTTATCCACTGCTTTAATCTGTCAAGTAGACTAGCAAAGTTACCTAAGTTATTGTTGGTTGTATCCTGTTGATCAGAAGATACATCTTGCTTATTACCTAGTCCCTTAATACCTTCGGCAACTTTCTGAGTGTTGTCACTGATAGTATTGAGTATAGGAGTCAACCAAGATTGAAGAGGAGCATCTTGTACAAATTCATCGTCACGGATACCTTCAAGACCCAATTGTGTGACACCAGGGGCATTCTTAATCTCCCCTCGAATCATCTTCTGGTATCTTTCTTTCTTAGATAAACCAGGATCATTCTGTTCATCAGGATTTACCTGGAACATTCCTTTGGTTCTTCTTAGTTTATCTCCACCAAACTCTGCTGCTAATGCTTTACCAAAGAAGTACCCTCTACCTGTCTCAACTCCGCTCTCTTTATTTGCTTCTCTCTCCTGAGCTGCCATCTTTCTTGCAGCTTTAATCTTACCCCCAATATACTTGCCGAGATCTCCAGTATCTGCTTGTCTATAGTTTCGTACTCGTGCTGCCATTAAACTTTTTTAGCATTTTTTTGGCGGAAAATTTTTTTCGGAATTTAGGTAATCATAAATTGAATTTTCTATTTAATATTTAGTAGACTTCCTTGGTGGCATTCTTCATGGCAAAGAAAGTAGATAGTTTCATAGGACCTTCGGGTTGCTCTTGTTCCTGTTGCTGTTGCTGTGGAGCAGCTGGTTGTCTCTGGATAACAGGGAGGATCATAATCGTGGCACCTTCCATTGGATCTCCATAAGGTATGGTTGTTGCTGGTCCTGGATTCAATGGCAGTGACGTTAGTATTGCCTGTCCTGTAGGTTGCTGTTGTGGTTGTGCTGGTAGTGGCGACGCTGGTAAGGTTGGTCCAGTGTTCTGAATTAGTCTGACTGGATTCTCTGGTTGTGGGTCCATGGAAGGAGCAGCAGTATTAGTTAAACCCATACTAGTAATCATTTGATCGTAAGCATCAGCTGTATATCTTTGTTGTACAGATGCTGCTGGTCTTTCCCAATACTTCATCCAATCATATGCTGCTTCACCTGGAGAAGAAAATGGCGTAGCAAGATATGTAGGACCATGATCTTCACCCAGAGCATAATCAATTTGTCCCTGCCAGTTTGATTGCCAGTCAGGAACTGCTGCCATCATGTTCTCTGCTCTACCACCATTCCATTGGAACAATCCAAACGAACCAGCACCAGGATCATTAGGATTGTGTGCTCCTAGTTTGAATCCAGATTCTCTACTGATGTTAGCCGTGATTCCCTTGGCATGATTCTCACTCATACCTTTAGACAATAGGTAACGATAAACTTCACTAGCTGTAGTTCTTCCTTCTCCACCACCCAAGTTAGGAATGATGGGTGCTCCTGTTCCTCTGGATCTAGTAGTGCCAGTAGAATCATCTGTTAGTCCCAGGAACGACAGTAATCCTTCAAACATACCACCGAAAGGATTAAACTGATCCATATCCTGTCCTGATTTCTCACCAGCGCCACCGCCAATGTCAGCAGGGAAACTATACTTCTCCATGCCAAACGCTTTAACTAATGGAGCAAGATAGTTGGTCATGTATGGTCTAGCAGATGCTCCAAAAATACCAGACTGTTTCAATACAGTATCGATTGCCCCTAAGATAGCAGCAGCACCCATGTCTGTAACTGAGCTAGTAGCATCTACTTGATCTATTACTTCTACTAACTCTTTATCACTTGCTACTAATTCATCACCTGCTTCACCAATCATCACTTTCTCTCGTGCTGATTGAATCATAGGTTTATTAACTAAATCATCCCCTTTGATTCTTGGACCTTCGAGCTCCTCTAGTACAGGAAGAGTACCTTCACTTAATTTCTCTGCTCCTGGATAACTATCTCTAAATTCTTTTTCAAATTTTAAGAAATCATCTATGTCTTCCTCCATATAACCTTCTGCTCTTCTTTTCTTAACCCATTCCGCTTCCGCTTTGTCTTTATCTGCGTTAAACTTTTCTTCCCACTTCTGTTGCTCTGTCTTCTCTTCAGGTTTCGGACCCATCTTGTCCATCATTTCTTTCTGTGCTTCATCATTGCCATAGATATTACCGAACCCACCCTTCTCGTCAGGGATAACATTCAAGAAGTCAATACGATTCATCCACCCACGAGTGTACTCTCTAAGTCTGGCATCAAACTTGGCAAGATTGTGTGCTTGCTTCTCCCTGTCTTCTTCATTAAGGAATGGATACCTAACAGCTTCAACAGCATACCTGAAAGGAGCACCGATAGCATCGAGTGCTACACCAGTTCCCTTTAGTGTTTCATTAAGTGCTCCCTCTCCTTCATTCGTTAGTTGAAAGAGTCCTTCGCCAGCAGCAGAAGCAGCAAGACCAGCACCAGCTACGATAGCAGTAGCAGTGGCAGCACCTATGCTACCTACTTTTGTTGCTGCTCCAGCAGTTTGTGTAACAGCTTGGGATCCTGCTTGGGCTCCTCTCTGTAGTGCTTGTTGTGCTGCTTTCTTTACACCTTCTCCCTTTATCCTATCAAATACTTTATCAACGCCGATGTCTACTGCTAGATCAGTAGCAATAGAACCTAAGACTTCAAATACTCCACTGCCACCTTCATCATCACCTTTCTTCTTACCTCCGAAGAGGTTTCGAATCATCTTGATAAGATTAGGTAGTCCACCTTCAGCACGGAGATACTTTCTAAATCCAGCACCACCGCCACCACCTTCTTCTATCTTTGCCTGGTTAGCAGCTGCTTCATCAGCATTAGCAGTGTCTTCTTGGATATCTAATGACGCTTGCTTGGCAACTAGAAGTTGTTTTTCCGTGGAAACTTTTTGACCTAATAGTTTATTGATCTCATTGATCTTATCATTAATAGCTTGGGTAGTTACTGCTCCTGTAGTATCTTTCTGGACAGTGTTATCAAACTGAGTGACAGCCATACTAAATGCTGCCATGGTGTCAGCATAAGTATCATTCAGTACCTGTATCTCCGGACCTATGCCTACTTCACCCAGACCACCAGCAGGTTGAGGCTCTTCTTGCTTTGGTGCTGGTAGTGTGGAAGACATCAATGGTCTTACACTAGCACCAAATCTTTCTCCTCTAGATAGACCAGGATCATTCTGAGCATCAGGATTTACCTGGAACATTCCCTTTGTTCGGGCAAGTTTGTCACCACCAAACTCAAATCCTAATGCTTTGGTGATGAAACGATCCTTGAGGAAGCTTCTGTTCTTTAGATCCTCAGGGGATCCACCCATGTCGATGAATTCTTTTCTGGCACGAGCAGCATTAGTGAAAGCTGACTTTAATTTTATGCCTACGAAATCATTAAAAGTCTTTGCCTTGGATGCATCGGTGCTTCTATACTTAGGATCATCAACCTTAGGTGCTACAGATACAGTAGATTTTGTTGATGATACTACTTCTTTCTGCTTTCTCTTCTTCCTTGGCAGTGGAGCAGGCGGAGCAACGATGGTTTCAATTAAAGGATCTAAAAGATTCTTATTGAATCCCTC